CGAAGGTGCAATCCTGAAAAATGGACTAAGAGCGGCGCCTTTGGCCGAAAAACACGCTGAAATCAGTGTTTGCTTCCTCAGTTTAACAGTGATCAAGAATTGGGAGCGCTCGGGATGAGGCTGCCAGTATTTTCAGCATTCTGGTGAATACCAATACGACCACGGCTCACAAGATCAAAAGTCACCTCAACGAGGTTATCAGCAGGATAGCTCTCGTTATAGTTCATCACGCGACCCACATAAGCCACGCGGTCGTAGTAGAAAGTAGTGCCAGACGAGCCGAGTTGCTTGTTGATTTCTACGTACACTTCAGCGTTCTTGTCGTAGCGCGAAGAGCTAATCACTTGGAAAGCTTCATCAAAGCTGTTCGGCAGGAACACAGTGCCATCAACATCCTTCTGGAAGTAGGAAGTGATGGAAGCAGTGGCTTGGCTGGTAACGATTACGCTATCAGCAAAACCGCCGCCACCAAGCAGATAGAACTCTTGGTTGTTGTCATTGAACGCAACAGATGCAGTAGTGGCTGCTTGCAGCGTATAAAGAGTGGGGGCGCCGCTAACAGTGAAGGTGGCGCCAGACTGAGTGATGATGGGACGAGAAGTGCCGCCAATGGAACCCACGCGGACAATCACATCTTGACTCTTCACCAATTCCGTGGGATGGTAGAGCATGAGAATTTCCTCAATGAAAGAAGAGAGTTAAGCGTTATCCACGCTTCCTTTGCCAATCAGTCTAAAAATTCCCCTGACAGGCGTGCCTAAAAACTGCCAATAGTGAATAGCAATTTGTTCATTCGGCAATAGTTCAAACCTTCCTTCCCTTCCATTGATAATTGCCTGAGCACTATCACCAACAGTCACGCCAGACAAAGCAAGAGGGCTGGTCATCCTGCCTTCCATATAGACGGCAGTCAGATCAGCCCCCAGCAGTTGGTCGTAACGGGGATTTTGCTTCTGCTTTAACGTGGCATAGAAAGTAATACCAGTAGCCGCAGGCACGTAGTTGCCAGTTTCATTGTCAAGCACATAGCCCGAAGCCACATTAAACACCAAGGTGGCATTCGCAAGTGGCTCCAGGAAATTGCTCACACGACAAACCCAACAGAAGAAAGAGGAAGATTATTGGTCATTCGTTTGAACTCCTGACCATACTGAGTGGCATCAAGCCCCTCGCCATACACTTTGCCGTCAGTGGCACCAATTTGAATGCCCATTTGAGCAAGTTGAATGGCAATGATATGAGCAGCAAGAAACTTGACTGCCCTGTCAGTTTGATCCCCAAACACATCACTAGAAGCATCGTAAGAAGCTTCTGCAATGGCACCATTAACAATGCCAGAAGGATGTGGACTGAATTCAGGGAAGCGCTCAAGGAAGTTCGCGTAAGTGACTGCCATAATCAGGCCTTCCCAATACGAATGGCTTCAACGCGCTTTGCAATGGCATTCCTCACGCGAATACGCCCTTCAATCTTCTTCCAATCCGCCAGACGGTCTGGATCATGGATGAGTTCAATGGCGCGAATAGCTTGCGTAAGGGGAAGTTCACTAAGGCTTTGAACATTTTCAGGCAGGTCTTCTACCATCACTTGTTCTTTCATTTCTTCAATGGCACCAATAGCAAGAAGCTTTTTGACAGTGCCGTTCTCCTTAGCTTCCTTCCACTTCTCATCAGGAATTTCCTGATTAAGACCAGGAGTGAGTTGAATAAGCCCGCTCCTGGTAATAATGCCAAACCCTGCATCGCGAGGGGGATTTTCAAGTTCGGGACGATAAGCAATCAGCATTGTTCAAGAAAAACAATTGCTAATAGCTTAACGCCCTCCTTCTTGATTAACTATCCTCAGGAAGCGGCCTGCACGTAGATCACGCTCTTGGGATAGTAGAGAGCAACGCCACCCACACGGGCATGAGCAGGAACGATGAATTCCAGACCACGCTGTTGGGGCGGGAACAGCTCAAGAGGCTGAGGAATGTGCAGTTGCACCTTCTCAGGATCGCGCTTGTACACAACCATACGGTCAGTGTTCAGCGGGCTGTTATCAGCCTCAAGTTGGTTGATGGGTTCAACGTTGCGGATGTAGGGGTTGGTACGCAGGAAGTACTCAAGCACGGTCACGTCCGAGCTGTCGGAGTTGCGAGTGGTGCTAATCTTGTTGTAATCCGCGTAGGACAGCAGAATGGTGTCGGGCTGTTCCTTCATCTTGGAGCCGTTGATGATGGCAGTCACGCCATAGTTCAGCAGTTCCAGCATTTCTTGAGCAGTGGTGCCAGCAGTGGTAAACCACTTGTCAGCAGCAACAACGTCCACAGTGGAGTTGTTGAAGAAACCAGCGAGACCCACAGAGCTTTCGCCGAAGAAAGCCAGGCTCTCCACTTTCTCTTCATAGGCACGACGCACAGCAGCAGCACGACGCTGCTCCAAGGCGATGTTGGCCATTTGAGCAGCACGCAGTTCCTGCACGGTGTAGCCAAAGCTGCCACCGAAGGAACGGATGTTGATGCTCTTCTCCACTTGGCTGATGTCAGCGCGGGGCAGATCATCAGCGGCGTCCGCAATCAGACGGAACTCACCAGTGGAGTCCATGATGCGATAGGTGAAGGTCTGGGCGCCAGGACCAGCTTCAGCAGTGACGGGAAGAACAGTGGGATATTTAATATCCGCATACTGCACTTCAAAGACTTGGGGGCGAATGTACTCAAGCTGACGCTCAAGGAACAGGCCCGCATCATCCATACGGAATTCAGACATTTTTAAGAGCCTCCTATCAAGAATCAGCAGAGAGGGTGAAGCTCGGACCATTCAGCTCCAGAACAGCGAGGCCGCTGCCAGTGGTAGAGGTGAGGAAACGAGCGTTAGCGAGGCGAACAGTTTTGCCCGATGCGAAAGCATGGGAGAACTGACCAACCTTGCCAGTGCCGCTAGCGGAATACAGCACACGCACGGGCGATGCGGGAGTAACGGCGCCAGTCACGTAAACGGCAACTGCACCTTCATTGGCCACGTTCATGGCTTGCTGGTTCTTCACACCAGGACGATTGTTTGCGTCCAGGGCGGTTTCATCAACATAGGTGAGGACGTTAACGCCCAGCACAGTGTCAGAAGCGCCAGAGATGGTAGTAGCGGAGTTGGCAACAGTGCCAGCAGTGTTGTATACCACCAGATTACCGAAAGGCACAACAGCGCCAGTTTCGTTAAGGCGAGTGGTGATAGTGTTGTCGCGGATGTCAGACAGTTGACCTTCCAGCAATGCGTTGTGCTGCAGGCTATAAGCCTGTTGCACGCCACCAGCGGAGGCAGTGCCCGAAGCAGAGAAAGTTACGGCCATAATTACTTAGCCTCCTTGGAGATGGAAAGGGGCTTCTTCCAAGCATTCTGCAGCATGTCCAGATAGGACGAAGGTGCAGACACAGGAGAAGCAATGGAAGCTACGACTTTGCGCAGCTCGTCAGTGGTGGCAGAATCTTTGCGACCCTCAGAGAGAGTATCAAACATTGCTTGCACGTAGTCGTCGCTCTTCTCGGAAAGATCAAGCTCATCACCACGCACTGCCTTGATGGAATCAACCATCACTTCACGGGCGGTTTTGCCAGCGAAAGCGTAAGCAGCATCAAGAACAGGCTTAGCCTTCTCGATGAGAGCCACACGCTCTTCCACCATGGAATCAAGATTGATTTCCTTGGCGGCAGCCAATTCAGCAGTCAGTTCTTCAACTTGTTCTGCCAGAGCATCAGCGCGACCCTCAGCGGAATCACACTTGCCCTTCATTTCCTTTTCCATGGCGTCCATTTCTTCCTTCATTTTGGAAGCTTCGGACATCATGGCGTCGTACTTTTTCTTCATGTCCTCGTAGGACATTTTGGCGTCTTCGCGTTCTTTAGTGATCGCAAGAGCAACGCTCTCCGTCACTTCAAACTCGGCGCCGTCGAAAACGACTTTCGCGCTCATAGTTGTATTTTCCTCAATGGAAATTAGAGATGGATCTGCTGCATCTTGACGATCAAGATGAAGCTTCACTTGCGGGCCAGCGCGGCCCCGACGAACAACGGCGATGTGATTACCAAGGATTTCCTTTTGGATGCCATCGTAATGCTCACCGCTATCAGTAACGCCAGGCGTAGGATCATAATTAACCCTATAGCCAGCGCTTACCTCACGAGCATCGCCCCGCATGATGCGATCAATGGTTTCCTTGTCCGTAATTGTCATTACAGCTTTGACAAAACCATTGTCGTACACCACTTCAGTGCCGCTAAATCCTACTTGGTAGTCTTTAGTATTGTCGGCATCAAGAAGAACGGGAGGATGTTCCGAAGTGATTGCCTTGCCCGCAAAGGAAGCAAGACTATCGGGAGACGCCACTTCTGTTTCAGGCCTATATTCACGACGCACTGAACCATCAGCATCTGTGTAGAGCTGAATGCCAGTGCGAGCAATTGAGGCCCATGCCCGAAGATAACCTTCAGGCGTCACCTCATATTTCTCAATAGGAGAGAAATCGTAG